CGCCCCGGTTTCCCGGCGCGGGCAATTCAGAAATAGCAAGGAGGTGCTTTTATGGCCGGCTCGAATACTTCCGCCGCCTGCATCATGGGCCACTGTCTGCTTCGTATGTCTTCCCGGTATACGAAGCGATCCCACACCGTTTTCATCGGTCACGAGCCGGGAGGTGACAAAGATGGGCAGTAAAGTGCTTACCCGCCGGCGAGGCAAGAAATACGAATACCGCTTCGAGTCCGCGTCCGTCGGCGGCAAGCGGCAGTGGATCTCCCGCGGCGGCTTCGATACCGCCGGCGAGGCATACGCCGCCGGCATGACAGCCTGGCAGGAATACCGGAACTCCGGTCTAAAGTTCACTCCGTCCCAAATGAGCGTGGCCGATTTCCTCAACTACTGGCTGGATAATTACGGTGTTTCCAACTTCAAAGATACCACCCTCACCAACTACCGCAAGAAGATAAAGAACCATATCGTCCCCGCCATCGGCAAATACCCCATATCTGCGCTCCAGACCGCCTCTGTGCAGGCGCTCATCGACGACCTGTTCAACCGCGGATACAGCCGCAACACCATCGCGGGTGTAAAGGGCATCCTCAGCAAGTCCATGAAATACGCCAAAAAGATGAAGTTTATCCAGAATAGCCCCGTGCCGGACGCCGAACTCCCCCGGCGCGGAGCGCAGCCCATGCTAAAGACGCGCACTAAGCAGCGGGGCGTTCTGGACGCCGATACCATTCGCCGGATATTTGAGCGCTTCCCGGAGGGGCATCCCATGCACATCCCGCTTGTTCTCGGCTACCGCTGCGGCCTCCGGCTCGGCGAGGCTTTCGCCCTGCAGTGGGAGGACGTAGACTTCGGCGCTGCCACCTTGTCTGTCAACCGTCAGATCCAATACCGCCCCGGAGGCGGCGATACCTCGCCGAAGGAACGCAGGCGCTCTCCGGATGAGCTGTATTTCGCTCCCCCGAAGTACGACAGTTACCGCACCATCCAGCTGGACAGCGCAACGCTGGCGCTGCTCCGACGTACCCGGCAGCACCAGCGGGAGGCGCAGCTCTCCTATGGTCCCTATTTCCAACGGCAATATATCACCCCGGCACGCAGCTCCGCGGACGACGTCCCCCCATTTACACTCAACACCGATGGCATCGGCACGGAGATCCACATGATCAACGTCAATGACGACGGCTCCCTTATCCGTCCGCGTACCATGCAGGAATGCTGCCGTGTGATCCACGGCTGGCGGAATGTGCAGAAGAACGGCAAGGTATCCCGCGTCCGATCCCCGGATGCCATTTGCCCCACCTTCGACTACCACTCGCTGCGGCACACGCACTGCACAGAGCTTCTCCTCGCCGGAGTTCCTCCCAAAGCGGTGCAGGTGCGCCTCGGTCACAAGGATATCAAAACCACCCTCAACATCTACCAGCACCTCACGCAGCAAATGGAGGCCGACACGGCCAAAAAGCTTGAAAGCCTGTATGCCGCAAATTAAA